ATAGTGCTCAGTGTAGGATTCGAACAACTACAAGGGGATTGCTCCCCAGGGCTCCTTTCGGTTTACCCTGCGTTTACCAGTTTCGCCAACTAAGCAGATTTGTGTGGTTTACTCGGCACCACACGAGCCACTCAGTTAATTAGCCGTTGAAACGGACACTGTTGAGCAAAGCAACAAGTGCGAGAGCGGCGACTGCATCGCTAGCAGAAACCGAGACTGCAGTAAACTGCGGTGCCGGTGCGACCGGCTTTTCCGGTTCGATTGCTTCGATAGAGTCCTTAATTGCACCCGGGATGCGTGCAATGTAGTTATCAATGTCCTTGATAACAGTCTGGACAGACGGGACAGTGTCTGCAAACTTCGGACCCTGAAGGATAGCCTTCTGTTCCTTGAGCATCTTTTCTTCTGCGATGAGAGTCTTGCAACGTTCGATTGCTTCTGAGTTCTTCATATTATGTTTCCTTTGAATTAAGTGTTTTATTGTTTGATTTACGTTGTAAATATAGTTAATTTCGTTTGGTTTGTAAACCCTGTTGTTTAAGAGTTTTTTATTCAGTTAATCGCGATGATTACCGTCTTCATCGGCATAATCGTAATCAAAGTCGTCATCATTGTTGTATGTAACAACTTCGCCGCCATTTGCCTTTGCAGTTTCCAAAGTAGCCTTTGTAGCTGTCAAAAGCTTGATAGTTGCTTCAACATTTTCAATTGCGTCATCGACATCAATACAATTGCCATTTGCAACATCTTCAAAATCGTCTGAAATATATTCGTCTGCAGCACCATCGAAAATTAAACATGCATAAGCTTCATCCCAATTACGGTCATCAATAAAGATGAGCTTACCACGTTGCTGAATTCGTTCGTGTTCCTGCGGCGTGTATTCCTTCAATTCATGAGCTTCGTTATACTTAGCCGGAACTGTTTCAATTCCGACCTTTTCTGCGAGGTCGCGAATAAAATTCTTCTTGTCTTGGGAATCAGGTGCATTCTGAATAATCTGCGCAAGTGCAGTTGCGAGCTGAGTAGCCTGTTCCTTGGAAATCGCCGGAATTGCAACACCAGCGGTGAGAGCGTTAAGATTGAGTGTTGACATTTAATTGTCTCCTTAAGTTTTTGTTTTTAACGATGTAAATATAGCTTAATTCATTCTATTTGTCAATGGTTAATTAAGCTTAATTCTTTTTCAGTTAACTTGACTAGTCGTCATCGTCACAATCACCATCATAGTCATTGAAATCAATAGCAGCTAACTTTGTAGCACCCTGTGCCTTTGCTCGTTCAACCGCTTCAATCATATCTTGCAACTTCTTGACATTCTGCTTTGCACATTCCAGACAACGGTTAATATCATACTTAGACTGCATGTCTTCGTCGTCTTCGTAATCACCAGTTGCGAGAATTTCATCTTCTGTCGATGTTTCAAGTCCGCAATGTTCATATGAGGTATTACCATCACTGAACATAGCTACAAAATCATCAAGATCTGCTACACCTTCTGGATGTTCTTCCATTTCATAAAATGATGTTAAATCGATATATGCAATTTTCTTTTCCTGCATATATCCAATATCCGAACCCATCGGAATCCTACCCTTAGAGTCAACCATTCTCATGATTATCTTAAGCTGATCCTTTGCAGTTTTTCTTTGTTCTTTCGTGAGACCAGTGAAATCCTGATGCGTCAACGATTGAATGTCCATCATAACAGGTACCTGCAAAATGCCACCTGCTGTTCGTGATCTACCTGACATTTAAATCTCCTTTAAATTAACAAATCAAATATAGTTAAAAGAAACCATAATGTAAATAGTTTCCTTTATAAAAAATACTTTACAAAATACTTAAAAGAACTTATCTAAATGTTCTTTTATATAAGCAAACTTTTCCAGCATTTTTGGACTAAAGCTGTATTTTTTAAGATTTTCCTCATGGAATTTAGGGCGATAAAGCATATTAAATGCACCATTTTCCATTCCACACATCCATTCAACATTTTCAATTTCGTCAATGCTAGACCACTTAACATTGAACTGGGAACAGTGACCCATCACAGGCATCACAATCTTACATAGATTCGATGATCTAAATTCTGCATAGACATATTTTCCGTCATGCTTGAATTCGAAGGAATTTTCACCCCATCCATCACAAAACTGTCCATCAAGTTCTTCACTCAACTTATTAAGGATTTTCTTAATAGCTTCAGTATTGTGCATATAGTCATAGTCAATAAAGAAATTGACACAGAGAACTAAACCATGTTCATTATCAAACGAAATAAAATGACTTCCTGGCTTTACAGATTTTGGAATCTGATCATCTATTAATGGAAAAGACTTTCCCATGAAAGATGTCTGGAATGCGCTAAGAAGATCGAAGATATAAGGTTTCTGTTCCTCTGGATCAGTTATTTTATCATTGAGAACTTCACCAGATGTAGGAACATCGAGTTCAATCTTATAGAACAGCTGGATTTCATTACTGTCGTCGCAATACATTTTTTCTTCACTCATGTTCTTAATATAGAAAAAGATATAGTTATTATAAACTATATCTTCTAATTATTTCTTTTTCAGTTAACTACTGTAATTTTTGTATTTTTATTGTCTGCAGTAATCTATATACCAAATTTTCTTTCTCAGTCTGTTCAAGTTTCTGAAACTCTGACCATCTTATTCGGGTTAATAATCTCCATCCTAAATCATGTAATTTCTGTGTTCTTACCTTATCATGTTCAATAATCCTATGATCCACATAATGCTGTTCGCCGTCAATTTCAATATAAACCTTTATATCCGGCCAGGCAAAGTCAAGAAAATATCGATCAACATGCAATTGTTTAACCGCATCTGTAAAATATTCCGTGAAATATGATTCCGCATATGAACATCTATGTTCTCTTGCTGTTGCATATCTGGATCGACCAATATAATTCTTTTTCTGTGTAACAGATATACGGTTTCTAACATCTTCTGTCATTTCATGACCAAATTTTTCCTTTGCTAATTCACTTCCAGGTTTATATTTTTCAGAAAATGATTTACCATACTTTTTAACCCGTTCATCTATTTCTTTATTTAATCCTTTATTCCATGCAGAATGACCTGGATTATCTTTTGTACCATTCCATTTATTCCTATTTTCAGTCATTACTGCTAATGAGTGTTCATCTCTATTTGGATTTAATTTACATAATCTTTCATGATTACGTAATGAATTAGGGTTTTTACACGCTTTACCGCAAAATTTACAAATATAATTTTCCATATTATATTTATAATTTTGGTTAGAGCAATGATGTTCACTGTAAAAGAAAAGGTATAATGATTTTACTCATTATACCTGATTCGTGGACCTGGAGAGATTCGAACTCTCGACCCATCGATTAAAAGTCGATTGCGCTAAATACCACTGCGCCACAAGTCCATTTAGTTTTATTATACTGACTAGCTCTGTCAGTTTAATCCGCAGGGAGGGATTCGAACCCCCACACACATGGATATAAGCCACATCGCCTGATACCATCGGACATTGCCTGCGGTTAGTTGGGGTACCTGGAATCGAACCAGGGAATAGAGGATTCAAAGTCCCCTGCCGTACCGCTTGGCTATACCCCAAAGGAGTACCCTGGACAGGATTCGAACCTGTGACCCGTTGCTTAGAAGGCAACTGCTCTATCCAGCTGAGCTACCAGGGCATAAAAAAAGATTCCAGCATGTTGTATACTGGAATCTCAAAAGTTAAACACTATAACAAATAGGAGATAACTAGTATACAAACACAAACCAAGGTTTTCTTATGCCTTGTATTTGTTTTCTTATTTGTTTTCTAATCATCTTCATATTTTTATTTATAATGGTTATTTTTTGATTTTCGCAAATTGGCGACCGCGAGAAGTAAGTCTGCTATAATTTATAATGAAAAATAGGAACTTCTTTATGCAGTCTGTTTTAATTGTTTACGGGTTAAATATAGTAAATTATGTAAGGATTGTAAACCCCCTGGGATGAATTATTTATCTTCAGCTTCCCAGTGAGAGTCAATCACCACATTGTTCTTAGATGGATCATAGACACTGAAATAGTAACCATGTTCCAGTGCGTCCATAGCTACCAATTCATTTGCCTGTTCCTGACACATATCTTGCAGGTTATCCATCAATTCACTGAAACCAGTGTTTTCTGCAGTTTCATCAGTATCAATGGTAATCACCAACTTTCTACGCATCTTTTACTCCTTAGTGCTTAATACCGAACAGAGTAGCGAGCTGAACGAGTGCATCAGCAATCTGTTTTTCGCTAAACTGAGAAAGGTCAACCTGACCAGCAGACGTCTGTGGTTGCGGAGCAGGTTCTGCGATACTGACCGTAGATTCTTCAACCGGCATGGTTACAGCAGTTTCCACAGGGACAGTAGGTTCTGCTTGTTCAGGTTCAGTCATCTGGAATTCGACTTCGCATGCCTGTTCCTGGTCCTGCAGAGTCAGTGCATACTGGTCTGCAATAGTGCGAATTTCATCGTCGATTTCATGCAGACGACGGTTATACTGACCGATTGCCATCGAGATACCGGCACACGGAATAATCGATTCCGACTTCAGGATCTTGATTGCCTGGCGAACCTTGCGCTGTTCGGCCAACAGAATTTCACGGGCGTTGATTGCTTCTTCTTGTGTCATTTATGACTCCTTTTAGGCGCGAATGCCTCTAATATATGCTTTAGTTAATTCAGCTGTTGCTTCAGGATGATTCTTGAGCTGAGAAAGCGGAATCTTATGCTTAAAGCAGTAGTTTGCTTTCACAGATTCCATAAGTTCAACTTGTTCTCTTGTATTCATAAGATTTAACCTCTTGTTTATGCTTATAATATAGTTAAAAACAGAACAAATGTAAACATTGTGAATAAACAAAATTTTAATCAGACAACAGTCATGTAATCAGATATTTCATCAAATGACTGTATACTGCTTGGCCATTCCTTTACCCTTCGTTTCCAAACCTCTGGGTCACATCCTACAAAATCTTCACTATTTAAAATTGTTATATAATTCAGCATGTTCTTTAGATTCATTTCAAGAACAGTCCTATTATTTGACGGAAATAAATTATATAACCGTGAGTACATTAAAGATCTATATCCTGCTTCATATTCAAGATCAACAGTATAGTCTTGGTGATGCGCTCCGCTTTTAGTCAATAACTTTTTAGGTGCTTTTATTGTCGGAGCCAAAAACTTTCCTTCATCTTTGACTATATGGTAATAATGGGATGTTTCATGCAGGAATATTGCAAAACTTAAATCATCAACGAACCTGATTGTACCCCTGGTTTCTGTACCTGAACCCTCTAATTTAATTTCTGCAATTTCTTCTGGTAAATAAATTCTATCAACCTGCAATGACTGTCGTTGAAAGAATGCAATTGACTCTTTTGGTTTTTTGTCAAATTGAATAAATGCAATTAACTGTGATGACATGAAGTTTGCTAGATCATGCCAAAAACGAGCACGCCCTGAGGCGCACTCGCTATCATCAACCAACACAATGTTTTTTATAAATGTTTCAGATAATACAGTTTTCATATTCCTTACAGAACAAGTTCAGCACCGAAATCAAATGCTACAGGCGACATGATTTCTGCAGTATTTCGTGCCATGCTATTCAGGTAATTTGTAACTTCAACAGTAGTATAGGATTCGTAAACTTTGCATTTACTAAAATCAACCTTAATACCTTTATCAATAAAGGCTTTGACACGACGTTTGAATTTGCTCAAATCTGTAATTCTATTAAGCTGTGAAATGGCTTTCTTGGAACGTCTGTCTTCTATAACCGGATCAGTTGCATCACCCGGGAGATCAGCAATAATTTTTTCTGCACGCTGAATATCTGTAGCGTCCGGATATGCACGCTTAACTGCTTCAATAAAATTTATTTCGTCACCTGTCATTTTAATACTCCTTGTTGGTTAACAACTATAATATAGTTAATAGAAACCAAATTGTAACCATTCTTAATCGAATTATATTTTTTCAATTAACCAGGGAAATAGTTATTGACAATCGTTGCAAATTCATGCAACGCACGTTCAGTCATAGGTCTCACTGGAAAATCCTTGAATCCACCAACCAACAGAATTGTTTTTCTGCCAATTGTAACATTCTTAATAAGTCCAGTCTTAACACGGCCATCATTATAAATCTTATCAGACAACGAGTTAGCACCTCTTGAATAAATATATTCAGAATCATGTTCAAGACTCATAATATTGGCACTAAAAGCTGGAGTACAAATTTCAGAAATTTGTCTAAAAGTAACCAAATTATTTACATTAAGGTCGTATGTTTTCCAAACCATTGAACATTTGATTGTTTCACATAAATTCTTTAAATCGCCATTACCATAAATCTTGATTCGCGATTCTTCGGTATCATCTTCAGACAACGGCATAATGGTTACAATATTGCCGCGTTCAATCTTTATGTGATTACTTTCGTCTAATCCAGTATACAAATATGCTGAAGAACCTGATCTGTCCATTACATATTTAGCAGACCACACAACTGCTTCGCTATCAGTGTCACCAGCATGAATTTTAACCTTAATCATAATTCTAAATATAGTAAATTGTTGTTTATGTGTAAATAGTTCTTATAATGAACCGCCTATTCAGTTAACCTTTGGTGATGAAAATTGTTAGTAAACTGTTAATAAATTGTGTAATTCGTTAACAGTCTGTGATTTCTCTTAATAAACGTTCTGTTCGTTCATTTTCGAAGTAAACTTTTAATGCCGCATAGTTATCGTCCTTAATAGAATCCTTAATGGTTTTTAAGTAGATAATTAATGATTTAACATCTTTAAACGTCTTAAGTGAATATCCGATATCTTCTTTAGTTACAGATTCTGATTCAATTAAATCAAAATACTTAACTAAATTAGAACATAGCATTTTGGCTTTATCTCTATGTAACTTGGACTTGCTGGGAAACATAACCATTTGTGTCGTGTCATCATAAGATGCATACACATTTCCATCACACATTAGCCTTAACAGAATTTTAACATTA